TGAAGAACAAAGGCAAGCGATAACCAAGCTGCGGGGTCCCATCGGGCCCCGCATTTTTAGTTTGACAGGCTCGGTCAAAAAGACCAGTGTTTGTCCGTCGGGGGAGATCCCCCACTGATTCGGAAAGGAACAGGAAATGGGCTGGAAGGGTAATTTGATTGAGAACCCGCAGCGGTACGAAGCCGCTATTGAAGCGCGGATCAAAGCTAACCGCGCCAAGGGTAATCGGCTTAAATGGTACGCCGCCTACGAAGACGCCAAGGAACTGGAACACTGGCTGATGGGCGAAGGCGAGTTTGCGCCTAAGTTGGTTCTTGGGCCCAAGTGCTGCCGGTACGCCGACGGGGTCATTGAGCATTACGAAGCCGCCAACGACAGCTTCTACGGCCAAAATTGCGGATGCAAAATGGTGAAGCATCCCTTGGCGTTTTACGCCGAAGGCGGTGCGTTCCTGAGCGCCATGCGGAAGCAGATTGATGAGTGGGGCGGCCTGAGCGAAAAGCAGCACGTTGCCGTTCAGAAGATCTACGCCGACGCCAAGGACAAGCTGGCCGGTCGGGCGGCCGCCATCGCAGAAGCCAAGGAAGCCGACAAAGCCGCTGGGTTCGTTGGCGAGGTTGGTGAGCGGAAAATCTTTGAACTGATCATGGAGCGGCACTTCGAGTTCGCAAGCCAGTTTGGCGCGGTCTTCATCAACATCATGCGGGACGCCGATCAGAACATCTTCGTTTACAAGGGCGGAAAGCTTCTGGCCCAACGGGGCGAGGCGGTGAAGATCAAAGCCAGCATCAAGGCGCAAGAGATCCGCGAGGGTATCAAGCAAAACATCATTGCGCGGCCCGCAGCCGCCTAATTCATGCGGGGCTTCGGTCCCGCCCTATTTGAAAGGGAAACCATGTTACAGTTTGTTCAAGAGTATTGGCCAGTGATCAATGTGATCGTCTGTGGCCTGATATTTGGATTCGCCGTTTGGGCGGTCTTAGACGCCATCAATGAACGGGTGCGCTGATGAGCGGCGCTAAATATTATGAGGTCACCTTGACCGCAAAAGCCACCCGCACCTATACCGTCGTAGCTTTCGATGACGAAGAAGCGGTTGAAAAAGCCATGGACCGTTTCGGAGCAGGATCCGGTCTGGATTACGAATTTGATGACATCGAACTGTACGACGTCAATCAAGCTGACCCTTACGAATAAAGGAAATTTCAATGCAAATTAAAACTGGCGACGATGTTCGCAATGCCCGCAAGACCCTTGGCCTGACCGTTGACGGTCTGACCAAAGCCCTTCGGATGTCATCTACAACCGGCGGCCGCACTGTGCGTCGTTGGGAAAAGAACGAGGTGCCGGTCACCGGTCCAGCAAGCTTGGCTATCGAAGCAATGCTTGCCGGATTCATCCCAACAGCCGACGCCGACTAAGCTGTGCGCGTCGAACAGTTTGGTAATGCCACCTTGTACCAAGGGGATTGCCGCGAGATCCTTCCGGATCTCGAAGGTCAAGCCGACGTGGTGGTGACCGATCCGCCGTACCTTGTAAGCAAGGGCGGGTTTACCGCTCACAATCAACTTAAGGGTGCATTTGGTGGTTGGCTCAAAGATTATGGGAACCAAGGTGACATCGTGCAATGCGACATCGACTTTGCCGAATGGGCACCCCTGATCTTCAACGCACTTGGCGAACGGGCCCACGCCTATTTCATGTCCAACGGTCGCAACCTGAAGGATATGCAGATTGCCGCCGAGGACGCTGGTTTTCGTCTTCACACCCTGCTTGTTTGGGACAAACGGTCCGCGCTTCCCAACAAATACTATCAGAACGTCACTGAGTTCGGGCTGTTCATGTTCAAGGGAAAGGCGCGGACGATTCACGAACCGGGCTCGAAAAACCTTGCGTCAATCTTTCAACGCGACGAATCCGATCACCCGACTGAGAAGCCCGTGGAACTCATGAAATACTGGATCCGCAACTCAGCCAAGCCGGACCAGATCGTCCTAGATCCGTTCATGGGATCCGGCACAACCGGTGTCGCCGCTGTTCAACTCGGGTGCAAGTTCATCGGCATCGAACAAGATCCGAAGTTCTTCGAAACCTCATGTCGCCGTCTTGAAGCCGCGCAAAATCAAGGAAGCCTGTTTTGATCCAGCTTGCGGTCTTTCCGTCTTTTGGAATTTACGTCTCTTTAGTGCAAAATATGTGGATCGGTGTTATATTGACCATAGTATCTTTGGCGCGGTCCCACATGCTGCGCCGTGTATTTAATTATTGGAGCAGCCGACGTGGCCAGAACGCCTAAGCCGAAAGAACCCAAAGAGCCTAAAAAGATGGGACGGCCCCCAAAACCTATGGATCCCGCCGTTGCCGATTCCATTATCGAATGGATCTCAGCCGGTAAAACCTTGCGGGAATGGTGCCGACAACCCAACAATCTTTCTTGGGTCGCGGTCTATGATTGGAAGCGTAAAGACCCCGACTTTGCCGAACGCTTCGTGCGGGCGCGTGAGGACGGCTGTGACGCAATTGCTGAAGAGGCACTGGAACTTATCGACATCGAACCGGAGATGGCCGTGGGTGAACGGGGCGGATCCAGCCGCGATGCCGCGTTCGTGAAGTGGAAGCAGAACCAAGCGGAGTTCCGTCTCAAGATCCTGTCGAAGTGGCACCCACAGCGTTACGGTGACAAGATCGATCTAACCAGCAAGGGCGAGAAGCTGCAAATTACAATCAGCACCGATGACGAAGCCCTTTAGTCTTACCCCCCGCCAACAAGAGGCTGTTCGCCTCTTGGGATCTCCCGCAAGGCACATCATGCTTCGCGGGGGGTCACGGTCTGGAAAGACGTTCCTGTTGATCAGGGCGGTCTGTATCCGCGCCATGAAGGCGGCCGGAAGCCGTCACGCTGTTTTCCGATTCCGCCTGAACCATGCCCGCATGTCGATCTGGAACGATACGCTTCCAAAGGTCATGGAAATTTGCTTTCCCAAGATCCCCTACGAAAAGAACGAAGTGGAAATGATGGTCACGTTCCCTAACGGGTCGCAGATCATCCTTGGCGGCCTTGACGATAAGGTCCGCGTCGAAAAGATCTTGGGTCAAGAGTACGCCACCCTTTACTTCAACGAGTGCAGCCAGATCCCATGGGGCTCGGTTGAAACCGCTTTGTCCCGTCTGGCTCAAAAGACCAGCCTGTCGCTCAAGGTCTACTATGACTGCAACCCACCATCTAAAGCCCACTGGACCTATCAGCTATTTAAAGCGGGCCTAAAACCCGGCACCCGTGAAGCGGTGACCTACCCCGAAGCCTATGTGGAGATGCAGATCAATCCCAACGACAACGCGGCCAACCTACCCGAAGAGTATTTCGAAATGCTCGACGGCATGTCCACAGCGCGTCGTTTGCGATTCCAAGCTGGTGAGTGGGCGACCGACACGCCGGGGGCGCTTTGGGCATTGCCTGTGATCGACGTCAATCGCTTGGCCAATAACGGCCCAGCCGTAACGTCGATCCTTCAAGAAGAATCCAAGGTGGCCGGTCAGCTTCCACAGGTTATCGATCTCGCCCAACTTATTCGTGCTGCACAATCGACAATGGATCAGATCTCCGAAGATCTGGCCCGCATCGTCGTTGCCGTGGATCCCAACATCAGCAACGACGAAGGCTCAGATGAAATCGGGATCGTGGTCGCAGGAAAGGGCGTCAGCGGCCAAGGCTATGTGCTTGCGGATCTCACAATGAAGGGGAGCCCGAACGATTGGGCCACTGTCGCGATCATCGCGCACGACGTCTTCAAGGCCGACCGAATCATTGGGGAAGCCAACCAAGGCGGCAACATGGTTGAGCATACGATCACCACCACCGCAAAGTTCCTTCGCATGGGCGGACAGCGTACATCGGACTTTGTCGGGGTCACACTGGTTCACGCCACCCGAGGCAAGGTGGCCCGCGCCGAGCCTGTGGCCGCGCTCTACGAACAGAACCGCATTAGCCATGTCGGATCTTTCCAAACGCTTGAAGATCAGATGTGTTCCTTCACGTCGGACTTTGACCGCAAATCTATGGGCTACTCGCCTGACCGCGTGGACGCACTGGTCTGGGCGCTTACCCATTTGTTCCTCGAATCGTCGGGAACAGGGATCCTTGAATTTTATCAGCAAGAGTTCCAAAAGAAGAAGAACAACGAATCCGCACAAGAAGTTCCGGTGGACAAGATCGAAATGTTTGCGCCTGACGGGATCTCAATGGGCTATGGAAAAACCGGAACGCAATATGTTGTGGTCAATGGGTCTGTATTTGTTGACCCCGATGATGTAAGCGGGTTCAGATCTGCGGGTTTTACCTTGGCCGAAATTTAAGATTGGACGCAAGACATGGCGGCAAACGATAGGGATAATCAGTCTTCTGGACGTAAAACGTCGTTGGCTGATGCCAACAACCCGTATCAGTTGAATTATCGCTTTAACATTGACGCGGGTATTGTGCGCGGCACAGGATCCGATTGGTTCGGGCCTCTCAACCCGATTGAGCCGACGGCTCCAGATTCCGTTAAAGGCCGCATCCTTGACTTCCCGTCGGGCTACAACCTTACCATCCAGACCCGCGCCTATGAGGCCATCACGTTCAGCCAGCTTCGCGGCTTTGCCGAAAGCTACGATCTTCTACGTCTGGTCATCGAAAGCCGCAAAGATCAGATGGCCCGCCTTCAGTGGAACATCGTGCTTCGCGATCACGCTAAGGATAAGGCCAAAGATCCAGCCACGTTGGAAATGATCCAGCGGATCGAACGATTCTTTGTTCGCCCCGACGGTGTTCACTTCTGGGCCGATTGGATCCGGATGATCATGGAAGATCTGTTGGTGCTGGACGCACCTTCGATCTATCGCCGCCGCACCTTTGGCGGCGATCTTTATGCGCTTGAGCCTATCGACGGCGGCACCATCAAGCGGGTTATCGACGATTGGGGCCGCACCCCACAGTATCCTTCCCCTGCCTATCAGCAAGTGCTGAAGGGCTTTCCTGCCATCGATTACACCACTCGCGAACTGATCTACCGCCCCCGCAACAACCGTACCCACAAGGTCTACGGTCTGTCGCCGGTTGAACAGATCGTGATGACGATCAACATCGGCTTGCGCCGTCAGATCTGGCAACTTCAGTCGTTCACCGAGGGCAACATCCCTGAAGCGCTGATCGGCACCCCGTCCACTTGGACCCCTGATCAGATCCGTTCGTTCCAAGATTGGTTCGACAGTATGCTTGAGGGCAACACTGGCGAACGCCGTCGTGCCCGATTCGTGCCGGGTGAAGTTGCAAAGGGCTATGTCCCAACCAAGAACGGCGAACTGTTTGGTGCAGCGGAAGAGTGGTTGGCCCGCGTGGTCTGCTATGCGTTCAGCGTTTCGCCACAGCCGTTCATTGCCATGATGAACCGCGCAACCGCTGAGACCGCGCAAGAGACCGCTGTGCAGGAAGGGCTTGCCCCGCTTCAACAGTGGGTCAAGGGCCTGATCGACAGTATCATCATGGATGACTTCGGCACCGAAGATCTGGAATTCCAGTGGTTCGATGAGGAAGAACTTGATCCGAGCGTTAAGTCTCAGATCCTTGATCGGGAAGTAGCATCCGGTCTTATAACCATGAACGAAGCCCGCGCCGAAAAGGGTCTGGATCCTTTCGATCACGAAGACGCCAACCGTCCAATGTTCAAGTCGGCCATGGGCTACAGCCCGATCTTCCAAACACCGGAAGAAGAAGCTGCCGCCGAGGAAATGCGCGCCCAGATCTCGGGCGATACGCCAAGCGGCGAAGGTGCGCCTGACGATAAGGCTGAAGATAAGTCAACGGCGGATGAAGAAGACGCTGGTGGCGAACCTGTCATTGCCACAGCGGAGGACAGCAACCCAGCCAGCAAGATGGCCAAGGCTGACCATGCCGATTGCCCGACATGTTTGGCCAAACGCGAGTTTGATGAATCGCAAGTTGTGCGTGACGAACGCGGCCGGTTTGGTAGCGGAAGCGGTGATTCTGAGAAGGAAGACGCCAATCCGCCCGCGCCTAAGATGACCGATGAGGTGATGGCCGGTCTTATTGAAGGCCAACGGGGCAACACTGTTGAACAGCTTCATGAGAAGGCCATTGAGAACCAAAAATCTCTAAGGGAAGCTGGCGAACGGATTGAGAAAGAAATCCAAGGCGTGAGGTTTATTCTTCCGCCCGGCGAAAACGACGGCGTCAAAAAGCTTGAAGGTGCTATTGAAAAGCTAGAGCGCAAGCAAAATTATGGTCCAGAAAACCTGACGGATCTCTCTCGCGCCACCTTTGTCGCTGACACGCCAGAAGCCGCCAACGCCGCAGCGAACGCATTGGCTAAAGAGTTTGGCGGCAAGGCGTTCGACGAAGGTTGGAAGACCAACTCGGAATCGTTGTATCGCGACCGAAAGCTTCTTATCGAATTCCCGAACAAGGGCGTCGGTGAGATCCAGCTTATGTCTCAAGGGATGTACAACGCGAAACACAACGAGGGTGGGCACGATCTTTATGATAAGGGTCGTAACCCTTCGACTCCGCCGGAAGAGTCTGAAAGGCTTTTCGCGCAAATGAGGGATCTGTATGCTTCCGCTGAAAAGGGTAGCAAGTTTGAACCAAAGGGTTGACCATGAAATTTTATAATGACGCATTGACACTGGTCGCGGTTGACGGGGATGCTTGCGCGTATTGGTTCGCAAAAGAATCGGAATGGCGCATTGGTGGCGTGGGCTTGGCCCGCGATTGCCGGTTCGATCTAAATCCGATCACTAGGGATCAAGCCAAAAAGACGTTCCCTGACGCAGACTTATCAGCGATTCCAGATTTTACCGAAGCCAAGGCCAAGGCCGAGGAAGGCTATGACCGTGGCGTCGGCGGATCCAAAGACAATGACGATCTGGTCACGCATGTTTCCAAGTCGGCTGGCGGTTTGGCTAAAGCCTACGTCAACCCTGACCGTCAGAAGGCCGCCAAGATCCAGAACAAGGTCAAGACTCAGCTTACCCGCTACCTTCGGGCAATCGGTAAAGATCTCGCGGGCCAAGTTCGCGAAAAGCTTTCCGCCATGGGTAAGGCCGACGGCGATTCCGATTTTGACATCGAAGCGTTTCTGGACAGCCTGAACTTCGACATGTTCGAAGACATGGAAGGCGATCTCGCGACGGCTTTGGGTTCGGTCTACGGCGACAGCGGACGCATCGCGATTGCCCAGATGGGCGTCAGTGATCGTAGCAAATTGGTCAACCAAGTTAATGAGCGGGCTGTTGCATGGGCCAAAACCCATGCCGCTGATCTTGTTGGCCGCTCCGAGGATCCGGTGTGGGCTTTGACTGATAGCACCCGCGACATGATTCGCGGCACCATTGCCACAGGCATGGCTGACAACCTCTCGGCTGAAGAAATCGCTGACCTTCTCGAAGACGCTTATGCGTTCAGTCCGGAGCGCGCAGATATTATCGCCATGACCGAAATTGCACAGGCTAACAGCGAAGGCGCACTGGACGGTTACCGTGAAGCCGCTGGCATTGGGGTCAATGTTCGCAAATCGTGGTTGATGCTTGAAGATGCTTGCCCCGTCTGCCAAGAAAATGCCGACGAAGGTCCCATTGATCTTGAAGAGGAATTCTCTTCGGGAGATATGACACCTCCCGGCCATCCGAACTGTCGTTGTGTCCTTGTGCCTGAAGTTGATGAAGGCGAAAACGAAGGTGACGCTGAAGGTCTTTCGGTCAACGATCAGATCGAAGGCTTGGCGGAAGACGGCGACATGGGTGATGGCGAAGATTAACGTCGAATCGCCACACCTTAGCTTTGACCAAACAAGGTTTGTTGTGTATTTGATCAAACGGCCGACCGCTTGATTTAGGAGACCCGAAGTGATCTACCCAGCGTATTACGAAGTCGTGATACCAAATCAGGCGACTTTCTCGCAGGACTTTCAGTTAAAGACCAGCGCTGGGGTGCCTTTGGATCTCACAGGCCATACCATTCGTGCGTCCATCTGGACCGAAGACAAGCGGGTTCTTTTGGCTGATTTTACGGTGACGTGGATCAACCGGACGATTGGCAAGTTCAACCTTGGCCTGAGCGAAGAAAAGACCACCACCATGACCAAGAACGGGATGTGGGATCTTCTGGTCACCTACCCAGATCTGACCGAAAACTATTGGCTTCGCGGTCCTGCCATTATGGCTAAGGGGTACACGAAGTGAATCCTGTTGTAGTCACTGAAATTCAAACCGCTAAGGTTGTAGTCGTTGATTCCCCAGAAGGGGTTTCGGTTGTTGAAATCTTAGTTCCCGGTCAACCGGGAGCGCAAGGGCCAACCGGCCCTACCGGATCTCAAGGCGTTGCGGGCCCCACCGGATCCCAAGGGGCAACCGGCCCTACCGGATCTCAAGGCTTAACCGGTCCAACAGGCGCACAGGGTATCCAAGGGGCAACAGGTCCTACCGGATCTCAGGGAATTCAAGGTATCACTGGCCCGACAGGCGCACAGGGTGTTGCGGGCCCAACGGGCCCAACTGGCACACAGGGAATTCAGGGTTCGACGGGCCCTACCGGCGCGCAGGGCATCGAAGGTGTCACTGGTCCGACCGGCGCGCAAGGGATTCAAGGCTCAACCGGTCCGACCGGCCCACAGGGTATTCAAGGTGTAACGGGTCCGACCGGCGCGCAAGGGATTCAAGGCTCAACCGGTCCGACCGGCGCGCAAGGCGATGTGGGTCCTACCGGCGCACAGGGTATTCAAGGCTCAACCGGTCCGACCGGCGCGCAGGGCATCCAAGGTGTCACTGGTCCGACCGGCGCACAGGGTATTCAAGGCGCAACGGGCCCGACCGGCGCACAGGGAATCCAAGGCGCTGTTGGCCCGACCGGCCCTACCGGATCTCAGGGAATTCAGGGTGATGTGGGCCCGACCGGTCCTACTGGCGCACAGGGCGACGTTGGTCCTACAGGCGCACAGGGGATCCAAGGTCCAACCGGTTCGCAAGGTATCCAAGGCATCCAAGGTATCCAAGGGGTACAGGGTGCTACCGGCCCGACCGGATCTCAAGGTAATGTCGGCCCAACCGGCCCTACTGGATCTCAAGGTATACAGGGGATCCAAGGTGCTACCGGCCCAACAGGTCCGCAAGGCAATCTTGGCCCTACCGGATCTCAGGGTGTTGTGGGTGCCACCGGTCCGACAGGCGCACAGGGCGATGTTGGTCCCACTGGTCCGACAGGCGCACAAGGTGTTGTAGGTGCCACGGGTCCGACCGGATCTCAGGGTGTTGTTGGTCCTACCGGTCCAACCGGCGCACAGGGGATACAAGGGGCCACTGGTCCTACCGGCGCGGCGGGTACTTCGTCCACCCTGTTCCATTACCAAGCCGACACCAACCAGCTTTCGGGGACCCCGACATCGGGCCATTTGTATTGGAGCAACGCCACTCAGATCTCTGCAACGGCAATCACCTTCAGCCATCTGACGTCCGACGGAACTGACGTTGATGTGTTTTTGGAAGTGATGTCGGCTGGCGACGTCTTGATCCTTCAGGACGAAAGCAATTCAAACAACTATCAGAAGTGGACGGTTAGCGGAACGCCGACGGTTGTTCCCAACACATCGGTCACTTACCCGGTCACTCT